CGGCACCCGCTTGTCCAAGTTTTTCCACATTCGCAATGGTTTTACCGCCCTTTTCAATCAGTGCCTTTAGTGCATCGTCAGAAGCTGATCCGACAATGTTTTTAAGGCTTCCGGCTGTCTTAGACAAGGCCGCGCCACCGGCACCGGCAAGGGCAGTTTTGAGCAGGTTTTGACCAAGTTTTTCAGGGTCGGACCAATCCGAGGTTGCAGCACCGCCAGCAGCACCGAGGCCACCAAGGCCAAGGGCCGCGCCAATCTGACCCTTTTCAAAGGTCGGTGAACCGGTCCCCTTGACACCAAATTCGGCCACCTTATCGGCCATGTCAGCATCGGAGGCTACGCGAAGGGTTTTCCAAACCTTTCCGGCTTCCTTGAGGCTTGCATCACCGCTTGCTTCGGCCAATTGGTCAATGGCATCATCATAGCCCGAACGGAGGGATTGGGCGGCTTTCATGAGGATTGGATCGTTTGAACCGTAACCTTTCTTGATAGCGTCCTGCAAAAACTCCCGTTTAGAGGCCATATCGGGGAATCCTTTCAGCTTGGCCGAAAGGTCATCAATGGAGGTTTGCAATTCGGGAGAGCCTTTCAAATACTGAGAATTGTAGGCAATGGCGTTCTTTTTAGCCGACTCTTCAAGGGCGTCCCCGGCGTTTTGTGCGATTTCGTCAAGTTTGGCGTACATTGGGCGTGCTTTTTCGGTCAAAGTCTTGACGACATCTCCCTTGTCTAGCTCACCTCTAGCACCGACTTTCTTGAGTACGTCTTGAATATCATTTAAAGCATTGTCGATCTTTTCCGACTTGGCAACATTGGTTCCGACTCCCATGCCATTCTTGACCATTCCACGGATACCTTTAGCGGCCTTGGGGCCTAACATACGGGTCAAATCGGCGGTTTGCGTGCCTTCGCGGAGCTTTCCGAGTACATTGCCGGCTTTAGACAAACCTGCCCCCAAGACGCCTCCTGTGAGGCCACCAAGGGCCGCGCCGGACAGGGTGTTAGATATACCGGTTCCAAGGTCTTCTTCGTTTGCAAACGATCGGGCGGCTTCACCAACGCCGGACTCAAGGGCGGCCTTTGCGCCAAGTTTGGTTGCCATCTGTCCAAAGTTCATGTCCTTGGTGACCTTGCCAATATCGGCAATCTTTTCACCGACACCGGCCAACTTAGCCAATCCTGGGAGTTTGGACGCGCCCTTAATGCCGGCTCCAACGATACCACCAACGGGAATAAATGCCGATCCAATGGTGCCGGCAGTGTTACCGATGTTATACGCGTCTTTATTGCGTTCTTTCCATGCCTCAAAATCTTTTCGGTCAAGCTGTTTAGCAATCCATTCAGGAAGATCAAACAACGCACCGGAAACGGCACCGGCAGCACCGGCACCTAACGACTCAAGCCAATCGGGGTTTGCCATTATTTGCCCCCTTGAATAGCCTGCGCGCCAAGTTGGGCAGGGTTAAGCGGTGCGCCACCGGGTCCACGTAGTCCGGCCAACTGCAATTGCAGGCTACGCTGTAGGGCGTTCTGTTGTTCTTGCCAAGCGCGGTCAGATTGTTTGGCCGCTAATTCGGCATCGCGTTGTTCTTTAATGAGGCGTTCTTCCCGCTGTTGATCGCGGCGAAGGGTCCGGGTGGATGCCTGGTCATTTTTTGCCATGGCGCGACCGGTGGCCTCGAGGAAATCCCAAATTGTGACATCACCCTCGGGTGATCCGGTGAAGAACTTGGAAACTTTATCCCAAAAATCCTCAAGTTTTTTGGTGTCTGTGCCTTTTGTATCAAACTTTTTGATGGCCTTGTCGATTGCGGGGTTGCCTGTTTTTTCGGGAACCTTGCCGGTTTCAGGAGCACCGACAGCGGCGGGAGTTTTGGGGGCAAACGCGGCGGGAGCTTGCATCACACCCTTGTTTGGTTCAACAAATCCGGCCGCAGTAACAGCGTCGGCATTCTTTCCGATACCAAAGGACGAGGCTTGGGCATTGGCAACTGCCTGCATTTTCTTGGGGTCTTTTTTCAAAGACTCATTATATTCGCGTTCGGCGGCAAGGCGTTTCTCCATGCGCTGGACAGGCGAAAGACTTAGGCCGTCTTTATTTTCAAGGGCATCTTGAATGTCAAACTTGCTAGGGTAATTAGGCTTGGCCGGGGTAGTGGGCGGGGTCACTACGGGGGCAGGCGGAGGAATAACGGGATTTCTAGGCGGATTGGGCGGAAGTCCCAAACTCGGTGGATTAAAGGCGTCAGGCATTATTTTCCCTCCCAGGCTTTGGCAATTTTATCAACTTTACGGGCCAAATCGGCAATCATTGCGGTATTTTGAGTCGTCAACCGGTTAGTATCGACCATTTTGACACCGCCCGGACCTTGGAAAACCGATGTTTTGAGCGGGGTTTTCTCTAAATCCTGCGCCAAAACGCCAACTTCGGGCCGGCTTTGGCCCTTGTAGGTGTAGGAAACTGTCTTGATATTGTCCTTGACATCCTTGTCGGAGAACAAAGCGCCGGCAAGCGGGGCCATTCCAAATAGCATTCGGCCCCAAAAATCCCTTTCGCTGTCATCTTTGGCGTTCTTATAGCCCTGCATAGCGGCTTGATAGTTGAGTTGGTTGCCTTGCATTTGGACGGCGGAGGGCAAAAGTTGGCTTTGCATTTGTCCGGTAAGTCCTGCGGCTTGGATTTGCTGACCACGGCTTGTGTTGTATTGGGCAAGGGCTTGCTGTTGCTGTTGTCCCAATGCGGTGTTGTAGGCATCCGAGGCTTTTTGACCGCTAATCAAGGCGGCTTGGGCGGGATTGATTCCGGCGGTACGGGCGGCGCGGATAGCAGCACGGCTTGCGGCATCGGTATCACGAACAGCGGCATCTTGGGCCTGTTGTTGGGCAAACTGCATAGCTTGTGCGGGATCATAGGAGGCCCCGGCAACATCACCCATGAGTTTGTCGCGGTAGCCTACTTCCTTGCCGTAAGCCTCCTGCCATTGTTTGTAAACGTCTTTCATCCAATCGGTTGCGGCGGCGGGTTTGGCGGGGGCGGCGGTAGGCACGCCCGAAGAGGTGCCGGCACCGCTAGAGGGCGAAGGTGCGGGAGTTGGAGTGGTTGCGGTGTTGGTCGGGCTAGGCGTTGGTGTCAAGCTAATGGTTTGTCCGTCAGCGGTGGTCAGGTTGGCCGCCCCTTCCTGAGAGGTGATTTGCGGCAAGGGGTTGCCTCCTGCGGGTGCGCCTTGGGTGGTTGCCGAGGCTTGCATTTCGGCCAAGGCTGTGTTTTTGTTGCGTTCAATCGCGGCGGCGCGTGCGGCCTTTTGTTCGGCATCCGTCCAGCCCAATTCTTGACGTTGACGCTGTGCGTCAGTCATCCCGTGTTGGGCAGACTGTTCGCGATATTTTGCATAGTTATCCATTTGGGCCTTGTACCGATCTTGATACTTGGCCGGGTCAAGACCTGCGGCTTTCATTTGTTCATCGGCGGTTTTGGTATCATATCCAAAGCCGACACCGGAAATGATTTTTTGGGCCTTGGCCTCATTTTCGTCTGGTTGCTTGACGGGGTTAGTTTGTGTTGCCGGATTAGCAACAGCCTTTCCCGTTGCGGTGTCGATCCAGCTATTTTGGCCGGTTTGTACTACTGCCATTTTATACCACCTTGACCGGTATTCCCGGCCCGCCCTCGTTCATGTACTGAACACAGGACAATATTAGCACTTTTTCAGTGAATTGTAAACCGATAGAACTTGCAAGCGCATAGTCTTGCACGGGGCAAAACCTAACTACCGCGTAACCGTTGGCATCAAAATCTCCGGCAACCAAGCTGACGGATTTGGTTTCCGTTCCGTTCTTTTCCATGGTAAACCAGTTGTAATTGATGGTAAACGTCATGGACCCCGCACCGGCTTGACGGTAAAGGCGAATCAGGTACATTGGGGTTTTGATCATCTGACCATCTTCGGGGCCAAAGTATCCAGACTGCCAAGTCAAGGTTTGGACCACCTCGCCGGAGTATGTGTCGGGCTTGTAGAGCAAGGTTGACCACGTGCCATTTTGTTGATTTATGACACCATTTTTAGTGCTGTTTTGGTAGATTGTTCCAGAGACAAAGGGGCGGGTGTGTTCGGTAACAAGGCCATCACGGACAATCAAGTAACTAGACGCAGTAATGATGTGGAGGGCGTTTTCCTCTACGTTATAGATCGCCTGTTGAATAGCGGGCTTTTGATTGAAGAACATGGCGCGCTGTACCGACCGTCCACCGTCAAAGGCAAAAAGGCTGTTGTCATATTCAGCCAAGAACCATGCGGCTTGAGGCGACTCACACAGGAATGTAAGGCCCGTTGCCGGCGCAATCCAGATTGGGTTTTGAATTACGTTGTTGTTGAAAGGCAACAACCAAATGTCTGTCCCGTCAAAGCCGTACAAGTTACCTTGCAACCTGAAAACATTGTAGAATTTGGCAATTTCGTTTCCTAGCGGGTAGGTCAATGTCCCCTGATTCAAAAACAATGTTTTTTTAGGGCCAACTGCGCAAGAGTCTGCTACAGTATACCCTGCCGGGGCTGGAAGGTTGCTATTTTCAACGTAAAGCGTTCCGATCAAATCCTGATTATTGTCTCGGGTAATAGTTGGCGTTGCGGTTTGACCATTAAATTCAATCTGCGAGTTTGAATAATTTCCTGCCACGTAAACATCAATTGGTGAATTGAGGAAGTTGGCCGTTCCATAAAGCGGGTAAATTGTATTTTGTACGGTTGTGCCTGTATTGGTTAGAATGGGACCAACATCAACAGAATTGCCATATTTCCCCTCTTGCTTTAGTACAACAAGGCTTGAATTTGTTCCTGAAACATCGTTTTGAATAAATGCGCCATTGTAAGGATTAAACGCACGATGAATACTGTTGTCATTAAGGTCAAAAACATTGTAACCAGAGCAGTTTAAGACTGCCACAACATTGGGAGCAATTTCAAACATGAGCGGCTTGCGCGTGTAGGATCCCCACCCGCTAGATAATGAAAGTTGATTCAGAGTGAAAAATGTTCCATTAACATCCTTGAAAATCATAGTTGCAAGGGCTTGCGCTCCACCGCCAAAATAAATTCCTTCAGGCTGATACAGTGGGTCAACCTCGCCAACTTCAGTAGCTAGAAGGCCACCTCCAGACGATCCACCCATTAAAGAGATGTGCGAGAACTTACCACCAACGGTCCAAAGATAAGATGAAGTATATCCACCCGCAGAAGAGGCTACAAAGTTTGAGAAATTGGAGTTTCTAGAACTTGCAAGAACGTAGTCAGTAGTATTTATGGTAGACCATTGTTGATTGTATGATCCAACCCCGGCACCGTTTGTTACTTGTGTCATTCCATGACTAGAAACTCGATTAACCAAAGTTCCTGCACTTGTGGCCGTATTGGTTGCCGTAATTCCGGTTGTTTGCAGGAGAATGTCAGAATAACGCCATCCCGAAGTATCGCCAGAATCAAAATCCCAAGTCAGACGCACGGTGACTTGCGTGCTAGTCCAAGTTGTCATGGTGTAGCGTCCGGGAATGTGGGTTATACCGGTGTTGTCTAGCTTTCCATAGGTGGCACATTTAGGCTGACCACCCACTAATGCTTGAGTAATTCCGGGGAATACCGCCAAGAAGTATTGACCGACAATGTACAATTTCATGTTGTCGTAACTGTCAATTGTGTAGGTAGTGGTAACGGTGACAACGAAACTAGAGGTTTGGGTGTCGTAAATCTTAAAGGTTGTCGGGGTGTCGCTTACTAAATAATATCTGATATTTGCAAAAGTAGTGTTAGGAGTGCGCGCAATCGCAACCTTTTTTGCTCCACCTGCTAGGGTGAAATACGCGTTTGATGTAACCAGATTTCCTTCGTAGTCATATTCTGACAAGTAGCACCTAGTATTGTTACCTGTTCCAAAGTAAAGCGTTTTTAATGCTGCATAACGGTGATTGCCCGATGTTACCTGGCAGGCCATTGCGTCATCAAACTGACCAATTTTTCCGCGTCCGATGAAAAAATAAGAGGTTGGGAAAATTCCAAGAGGCGTTCCATTCTTGTAAAAATATCCGGCTGTATCAATTGAACATTCATCACCTGCGCTAGTAACAAACGTATCAAGGTTTGAGGCGTTGCCGCCGGTTTTAGTGTACAGGTTTGTGATATACCCGTCCCGCATAATGCCGTTATTTTGGATATGCTTGCCTGGATTTACACCGGGGACGGGCATTGGCTGGACATCGTAGTCAACGGTATCGGTGTTGAGGGTAACCCCGAGCGGGATTTCATAAGCGGTGCCAAGGCTGGTTTGTTTCATACTATCTCCACGGCTGCCAACCCTTGGCAAATTCGTTCGTTACCTTTTCGGGTCGGAAGTCATCGCGGCGCAATTGCTTTGCCATCGACCCAAAAAGCTCATTTCTGCGGCGTTCGTATGCATCGGTATTCAAGGACTGTTTGCGCCGGATATCTGCGGCAACCTGATAGCTGATAATTTCAGGAATCACGGCCAAAGGGTATGCCAAGTCGGTGTCAGGGGACAAGGTCAGCGTAGCCGGCTGAGGATAGTACCACATTTCGTAATTGTAGGAATTACGGGCAAAAATCCAAAGTTTTGTTCCCTCAATTCTATAGGCTGGGTCAGCCTGCGGGCTTCCAAAGTTTTGAATAGTCATCTTATCCACGGGCCTCCAAAAGTCCCCGGCCTGGTATTGCAAAAGGCGAAGGCGGTACATTCCACCCGATACGCCGGAAAAGTCGTAAGTGTAAGTATTCTGCCGGTTCGACACAGCCGTCAGAGAGGGAATTGCAAATTGAGTGACAAAAAAATCGTCATCGTTGGTGGCAAGTTGGCTATAAATCTGTTTCCACGCCATATTGACCGATCGCAGGGCATCGGCATCAGTATAAAAGGAGGTGTTGGGAACATCGGCTTGGCTTCGGCCAATGGCAATTATTTCGCTTACTAGCACTTGAAAAACCTCCAAAAAGTCTAGAAAAGAGGCGGGGAAGGTCTAAGAAGACCAACCCCGCCCCGGAGAAAGGGGGTCAGGTTAGAACACGCAGACGCCGTTGTGGCCGGGGGCGGTCACAATGAAGCTGGCGTACAGGTTGAAGGCAACCCGGATACCGTCACCGCTGGAAGTGGTAACGGGCACGGTGCTGTACATTTCGTCAACCAAGAACTGGTAGTTGGTGGTCGGTTCACCCTGGCTAGAAGCCTTGGGTGCGCCGGGGTCATTACCAGCGGGGGTGGAGGACTGGATCGGTTCGCTGTTCGACAGGCTCAGCAGCATGACGGTAGACGAATCAAGCACGTAGGCTTTGCCCTTGGGGCAGAAGGGATCGTCGTAGGTGTACTGCAAGAAGTTTGTCGAGAAGGCGAACTGATAGTTGCTGATACCGTTGGTGACGGTATTTTTGCCGGTAGCGGCGGGGGTGGTGTTGATCGACTGCCACAGGGTGCGCGAAGTGTTGGTTTCGCTGATCAAGGTCTGGTAATCATCGTCATTGACGACGATCATGTCAGGGTTTCCACCGTTGCGGCGAACGTCCTTGATCAAGCGGGTCAGAGCTTCGTTGTATTTTTCAGAAGCACCGGAGTTACGCAGGACAAAGTTACCGGCCAAGCGGATGGGGTAGATCGAGCGGTCAACGCCAAAGAAGCTGGTACCGATGTAGGTAGTCCAAGTACCACCGGTGCGATTGCCAACGGTGGGTAGCCAAGCATCAAGGCCGACAGGGGCGTTCGGTCCAAGGCTCACGTCGCGGCCACCGTCAATAAAGATCATGTCGCCGTTGGTGACAGAGGCATCAAGGGCGGAGTCAACGGTAATGGTGTAGCCGGTAGCGGCTACGCCGGAGTATTCAACCTTAGTAACGGTACGAGTACCACCGGCACGAGCGGCAGAGGCGGTGTCAGCGGCCCAGTAAATCACAGAGCCGATGTCCAAGGCCATAGCGGTGGAGGGGTCACAGGTGAAGGTCGAGCCGGACTTGGTGAGCATGGTGCCAATTTCCAGATAACCGGAGCGGTACAGACACGAGGCCAAGACCTTGCGCAAACCTTCCATCGAGGCAAAAGCCTTGAGGGCGTAGATGGAAATAAAGGCGGCGCGGTCATTCTGGCTGGAAAGAAATTCCTTGGGGTCCAGAACGAAAGCGGAGAACAACTGACCGGGGACAACCTGCATGGAGCGGCCACCGTAGTTATTTGCGGCCAAGGCGGTCACCTTAGTGAAGTCAGAGCCGACAGCACCGGAGCGGCTATAGACCATGGGCAGGGGGTAGGACTTACCACCAACGCGGAGTTTGCGGAGCTTCATCAGCACGGGGGAATTGCGGAACAGCAGGTTTTCAACTTCCTGTTCCCCGTAAAATTCCTTGAGTACCGACAGAATGCTAGTATCAGTAGAAACTGCAAGAGACATTTGTCACCTCTTATACTTTTGCGCCGGGAATCAAGGTCCGGAGGCGCAGGAGTTTTTGTTTGTCAGAATCGGTCAAGGCCGACGGCCCTTTTTTATCCGGTTCTTTTTGTTCCATAGGTTCAGAACCTTCTGCCGGTTCTTCGGTCTTTTCAACCGTGATTTCGGCGGCGGGTTCTTCGGCAAGTTTCAGACCACCAAAACGGCCTTTGAGGCTTCCCAAGAGTTCCTGGATTTTACCGTCAAGACCGTCGTCGGAATAGTCGTCGCTTTCCTTGTATTTCATGAGTTCGCCGGTCAAATCCTCGTAGGGATCGGAACCGACCAGCTTGGAATAAATCGGGCTAATGCCGTCAATATCCGAAGCGTGCTTTTCCTTGAGAAGCTGCAATAGACTGCCCTTTTCACGGTTCTGTACCGCGCCATAGGCACCCATCACAATTTTCTCAACAATGCTTTCAAGGGCGTTGATTCGTTCGATCAAGAACTCGATCTTGGGGTCAACTTCCCTTTGAAGCATTTCCTCATCTTGCGCTTCGTCCGGGTGGTTATCTCCGCCCCCGACTAACTGCAAAATAAGCTGGGCTTTATCTTCGGGGCTAAGGTTCGCAAAGTCCATTAGACTGGCCCTCCTGCTGTGTTAGGTATTCCCGGCATTGCCGGGGGCGGCCCGGGAGGGGCCATCGGAGGCAACGCCTCCGGCTGTGGCGGCATACCCGCCTCATCGCTTGCATCAATATCGGCCTTGACCTTGACCAACAAATCCTTGAGGTTGTCAATGATCTTGTCGTCTTCGTCCACAGCCTCAAGGTGATTGATCATGGTGGCTGTTTTCTTTAAGAGCATTTTGAGGGGGACGGTTTCCACATAGTCGGTTTGGCCGTCCCGGATTGCCCGTTCAATAATCTTGTCGCAGTAGTCTGCCCCTGCGGTAATGTGCGAGTAAACTCCCTCAAGGTCGGGCAGGTCAAGGAATTGGCTTGCAGATTCCTGGTCAATGAATCCCATTTCAAGTAGCTTTTCAATTTGTTGCAGTTTGGTGGCCGGGTCTTTAGATAGGGCCGATCCGGCAGAGAACTGGATAGAGAAGTCTTTTCGCTGTTTTTTGACATCACCAAACTTAACCTTGGCACGGCCACGGCCCGATGGCAGAACGTTGGCGTCCTTGGGGAAGCAGTCAATGATGACCTTGGCAATGTCCACAAAGCTGGCAATGTACTTTTGCAGAAGCGTGTTGTGGCGTTCGCTTTCGATGTCTTCAAAGGTTTGCAAGGCCACCCCGGCATCAAGTCCGGCGGGTTTTTTGGATTGGGCAGAAAGCTGACTAATGCCTGCCATATCGTAGGCCAATTGAATGTAGTATTGCAAGAGGTCATGATACTGCCCATGAATGGCGGGAGGGGTCGACACAGTAGGCTGTCCACCGTCAGGGCCGGGGATGTACCCGACAACGTTTCCGGCACCGTTGGTAAGCTGAGATGCCTTGATGTTGTCCGATCCATTGGGGATGAAAATCGTGTTGGTGATACCGTTACGGGTCGCAGCATCAATTCGTTCGGTGAGTTCATCAACCTGGCACTGAATGGGGTAAAGAACGTCAACCAAAGACACCGAGAAGAACGATTTCATTGGATCGTCAAAGAACAATTCCACGAAAGGACGCTGTTGGAGGCCGTCATAGACTTCAAAATTGGTATCGGTAGGATCACAAATGGGCTGCCCGTCAAAAAAATCGTGTCGTTTTCCGTCAATCAGGTCGTAATAAATGACATATTCGCCCTTTGACCGGGGGTCTTTTTCGAGCTGATTTTTGAGCTTTTCATCGGTAATTTCGTCTTTTAGGCTGATAATCGGAACGTTTTTGCGGTAAATCATGGCCCGGGTGACATTGCCAAAGTAGAATTCGGCAGGATCAATGAAGTACTCCCACGGGTTAACCTTGCATAGCTTGGATTTCTTTTCATCGGCCCACCAAACGCCAACATCAAAGACTAGGGCATCGCGTAGAACGTGCGGATTCTTTTTGTAAACCCCGGCCATGTCGAAGAACTGGTCAAAGAATTGCTGGATTTCCTTGCACGCCTTTCGGGTTTCATAGTCGCCGTTGAACGGATTAAAGAAGGGTCTGACCTTGGCCTGCGACATCTTAGACACAATTGTGTCAACGGCGGACCGAATAACGTTGATTTGGGTTTGGACGCCATCGGTTCCGATTGCGCCGGAATTGTAGGTGATGGGCGGTACGTACTGCGACCACAAGTCAATGCGCCGATTTCCGTTAGACAAGTAGCGGTTATAGTTGCGAATGTACTTGCCCTCGCGTGCAGAGAGTTTACCGTAGAGGAATCTAATATCCTCGCGGATTTGGGCAAGTTCCATGTCGCCTCCTAGTAGTAGGCCCGGGCTTGGCTTGTATTCGCCTGCCTGTCAAAAATCCTAATAATGGTCCCGTCAACCAACTGAACCTCGATGGTTCGGTCAATCCGGCGGCCAATCTGTTCTAGCACCGTATAGTCAAGCGACATCGCCGTCAGCGGGTCGGTCTTGGGTCTACGAAAGAACTTTCCGATTCCCCACATTACGCGCTCCTGCCTTGCGGCTTTTCTGGACGGCATCAAGGAAAAAGTTTTCGATCCGGTAGATCGCGCCTTGTTCCCCGAAGTTTTCCTGCATCAACGCCTGTAGCATCAACATAACCTTTTCGGCATCGCCCAAGGTAATCGGTTCGCCGGCATTGGCGTACTCGACCACCATCTTTGCCCAAACCTCGTGGATCTCATCCACGTTCTTGCACTTCAAAAGGGCCGATTGGGTAATCAAATTGATTCGCTCAAAAGGCGTAAATTGCTTTCGGACGATGTTGCCGTCCTGGTCAATAATATCGGTGTCTATCATAGAACAGTCCCCCTGTCTGCTTTAGTATACACCTGTCTACAAAAGTATACAAGGGGGAATTTCAGATTTTTTTAAGGGCGGGAACATAAGACCATAGGAACCGGAATGGATAAAGTACCGCGTCCATCATGTCGGCGTGGAATGCGTTGTCGTCAATTTCACGGATGACCGGACCTTCGGCTGATCGTTTCCAGACAATCTTGCCGGTTTCATCATGGAACTGCCCGCCATTGATCATACGGAAATTACCAGACGATACCTCATCAATCAAAAGCTCGATCCCCATTTGCTTGTCGCGTTTGTAGGCTGTGGTGATTGGGAGGCCGTGAACGCTTGCAAGTTCGCTTGCGGCTTTCTTTCCTCCACCGCCCGTGTCGGTGTAGAATATCAGATCGCGCCTAATTGGGGCGTATCCGTCCGGCGTGTTGGTTCCCTGCTCGATTGCCATTTGCGGGGTGGTTATCCGGTAGAACGATTGCGGAAGGCGCACGCGCATGGCCTCTATAGCATCCTTTAAGGCTTTGGCTAGGTCGGAAACGCTATTGCCACGCGCCTTGTATTCGTACAGCTGCCAAACGATTGGCGAGTCATTGCGATATGCCAAGATGGTGAACGCGTCCGCGTCAGCAAAACCAAGGTCAAGGCCGCCAACTATTTGGACATCCTGCCACCGATCCTTGCCCCATGCCTGGAACTCGGATTCGTCAAAGAATAGGATCGGGGCAAAGACTGACAGTTCGGATGTGGTTTGGAATTCGCCATCAAGGAATCGCCTGCGTGCATTGCCGGTCAATGATCCTAGACGATCGCGGATGTAGTCTTCGGGCAATCCCTCGTTATCCTGCGGGTTAATCTTGAACCGGCCATATTGTTCGGGGTTACGGATAGGCGAACCGTCGCCGGGGTTAATACCCTCAAAGAATAGTTTGTAGGCCCAATGGTTGCTTGATCCTGGGTTAAGGTCGGCCATGAACTTGCGCGGGCAATCGCCAGGCTGTGAAAGGCGGGTCATAAGTTTGTCGATGGTCAGGTATGGCACGTCTTGGCATTCGTTGACAAAGATTGTTGCGTATTCAGTGCCGAGAATTTTATCGACACGGGATTGATCGTCAAGACCATCGCACCGGATGACGGACCCATTGGGGAACGTTACGCGCATATCGACAACGTTGACGGTGTAGTCTGTTCCGGGGTGCAGGTCAAAGTCGCCTAGCACACGAGGGAGCGTTTCCTCAAAGATCGAGCGACGAACGTCCACAGAGAAACGGCGAGCAATGATATGGCGACTACCACCAAAGCGAAGAGCGCGGGAAACAATCGCCGAAACCTCAACATAGGTCTTACCCCCACGTGATCCACCATAAGCCAAAACGTTTTGGTGGGCATGAAATACTTTTAGGTACTCTTTTTGACGGGCGAATAATTTCACTCGACAAACTCCGCCGGAATGACGATAGGCCGTTCTTTGGCAGCCTCCGGTTCGGCAGGCCCGGGCCTACCATAGGCAATGGCCCAAAGGTTTTCCGCCGCGCGGATACGGTCGGAATCCCTTTGACCATTACGCATAATTTCTGCCCAAGTGTGGATAACTTCGGGGCAAAGGTCCTTGGCAAGGACTTTCAAGTCGGGGTGGATTTTA